CTATGGAGGCGAGGCTCAATGAAACTAATTAGTGACCCGATACCGCCATTTGTTGCTACAAATGTGTGAGAGTTATTGGCGGGCGATATTATTCTTATATGCACTCGATTATTGGTAAATGGTCAATAGAGTATGTTATTGGGTTAACGATTACAAATAAGAATTGCTTTGTATTCACAAATAGAAGAAACGCAATACAATTTTGTGAAGTAACCGATCGCCAGAAGGTATTAATTTGTTCTGGAATCTTGGAACCAATTACAAAATGTGTATCTTTGTGGGATGACACTGAGGAACGTATTACAGTATTCTGGGACAAATCGAAAATTGATTTTTTCCAACAAGGTATTAGTACCAGATACAACAGCAATTTGCAATAATTTAATCGTTATGGGATTATATAAGAGAGGCTGCTATAAAGCAGTTAAAGTGGTTGCTGGGGAGTTCCTTTCATATTTTTATAAGTCATATCCAACCGAATATACAATTAAGTATGAGCTTGGTGCGCCAATTATCGGGAAGCATGCTTTCATATTCAGTACACTAGAGGCAGCAAGACATTTTACACGCATAGCGTGCATAGCGTGGACAGACTCAAGAATCCTGATTTGTGAATCAACTAAGACTACAAAAATTAGTGGTTGTGCAGTATTGTGTTTCAATAATGATTTTAATGGGTTCCGATACTGGAAGGATCCCGATAAAGTATATGCATTTATCTCTGAGCATTTATCTCTGAGCATTTAACACCCCTGGAGGTAATTAATGTATGTAAGAATAGTTATTATTCTTTGTTTGGTGACCGATTCACGTATTGTTGTTGGGATCAATGAGGTGTGCAATACTTTCACTATCAGAGCAAGGAGAGAGTAAAATGAGAGACGGTTGCTATCACTGTGTTATGAAGCATTTAGGTGCTGCCTCGGTGTTGATGGATGAGGCAATGTTGGGTTACCCATTACATAAATGGTTAGCAGTGGGACATATGGTTGAGGCAGAAGCTGAAATGTTGCAATTTGATTCAGCAATGGCGATGATGATTCGAGATGCGAGGCTAAGGTATATTAACGGCGGTCCAGGTAATGAGATAATTACGTTACTGGCTCAAGTTGAAAGGATGATGCGTGATGATACTAGTGAAACTGACGATTAGTAAGGATGTGGGAGTGTGGGTACAGAATCCTATTCTTAATGGTGACGGCTGGATGCTTGAGTTTTCAGAAGGGGCATATCCAGAATTAAGTGTGTTATTAACTCGGAAGGATACCAAGGAGAAAGGGATAGGTCGAAAATGTTTTGCTATTTTGAAAAAATGGGGAATTGAATTAGAAGGAGGGCTGACGAATATAGGAAAATGTAAGAAGCCAGTACCTCCACACTATAGGTTCAAAATGTGTGGGACGGCTAATATTATGATTAGTGGAATCATTCCGATGGTATCCTTTGTTGGCAATGTAATGGGAGAAATGACTGACCAAGATGCGTTAAGGATCAGTGATCAATATGATGTGTGGGGATTGAAAAATGATTTGATTCTTGATTCTTGAATCTGGAGACTTGATTCGTGATTCCCGGCACAAAACCGAATCACAGTGATTCACGATTCCCGGCATAAAAACGAATCACAGTGATTCACGATTCCCGGCATAAAAACGAATCACAGTGAGCAACTGAGTTTTGGGTTTTTGGGGGCCCCATTTTGTTGTAAGCCCTTTTCGGGGAACGAGTTACGGGAAAAGAGTTACTATCCGGTTTTAAGTACTTCTATATATCTCTCTCTCTCTTTTACTTAAAATGATAAAGGTACTTTAAAAGAGATAGTAAGGGTTGTTGTAAGTTGAGTTTCTATTAGACTTATGACAAAAAGACTGACTAATAGTAGTAAGTGTCACAAGTGTTGACGTAGCAATGATTTATAAAAATGTCGGGAAACACGAATCATTGTCTTTTTTAAGGGCTATATGAAATAAGATAACAAGATCAGATAATCGTTTTTGGGTACGGCATAGCTTGATTCAAGGTGCCTGATTTTGTCTCAAGACACAAGGCTCCTGAGCCCTTAAAAAGGCGCCTTAATGTGTTATTTTTTGCCTCTTTGAAAAGTGCCCACGTTTATTAAATGGGCGGTTAAATCACGACCAAAAAACGGTGGTTAAATAAAAAAGGGAGACTCCCCATTAAGGAGAGCCTCCCTTTTCTATTTCATCGCACAGAGCCTGGAGCCTTGCAACACGACCATGGAACAAACGCGACGGTTTGCAGGCCGGACACCGATGTGATGCTACCATAAATGTTAACCCAATCAAAGTTCACGGTCGTATCCTTTCTTGATTTTGTAATCCTGACTCTGAGACACCGGAGCCTTGAGCCTGGTTAACGATAAGCTTCACAAATTATCTTAGTGAAGACCCAATTTGATGGCGCGGCGATTTAATCGCTCTGTCTCACGGATACGGCCGCGAATTATCCGAATGTTTGCCGTCAAGGACCATGATTATTCCTTTCTCAAGGCTCCTGACTCCGGGACTTGTGGTCCCTCAACCATGATACGGTTGATTATTTAACCGGCAGCCTTCGCGAGCCGAGCAGCACGATCCAAGAGGATCGTCTGGACGGTGGAGAGATTGCCTTGCTCAATTTGATAGACAAGCTCATTCAGAGCTTGGACAATTGCCTCCTCGTGAACGGCTTCCAGCCGCGCACGATCGGCATCCGTATCCTCCTTCAGAATGGTACGCTGTTCGGAAACGAGGAACACAATATCCTCAACACCTTTTCGAGTGGAGAGTTCACCGCGAGTCAACATTGTTGACTCTTTTTTGGCTCCCTTCTTGGCGAACTCCTGAACTTCAGCGACCAGAGCGGGCATTTGCTCAGATGTTGCGCTTTCAGCACGATGCCAAAGCGCACGGCTTGTCTCCTTGTCCAAAGAGGCGAACGCACAGATGCCTTTCTGAACCATGCCCAAGAGATCGACATCCGGAACCTTGATGTGCAGCATCGCGGCACCGAATATCTTTTGAGCTGCATAACGGCTGTTTGCCAGACCCAAGCGGACAAGGTCACTTTCCTTGAGCTTGTCCCTTTTGATCATCCGAACGGCGATGGCCAGAAGATGCTCAGGCTTGACTCGTGTAACACCGATGTTACGCAGAGTGTTCTCAGTGATGTTCGCGTCTCGCATTTCGCGCGAGGAACTGAACTTGTGCACTGAGAACACGATTGGGCCAAGCTTCGCCATGTCGCGCTTGGCCCGAATGATGGCCATGAACGGATAGGCCAAGTAACGATGGAAACCAGCAACCGTATTAACGGTTGGCTGCGCATCATCGCCCCTGTGGTCACGCAGCCAGAGTTCCAACTCTGCTGCGGACACGGTGACTTGTGCCTCTGCATCAGTCAGCGTGCACTTGAACTCGCGTTCCCGCAACGCATCCAAAACCACTTGCCACTGTGTTGCGGTATGTTCGACCAGTTTCGATCCCTCAGTCTTTGCGGGGGCGGTCCCGATCGGATGGCCTTCCGGATAGATGAATCCGTGAGTCACGCCGGAAACGACCAACTTTCGGAACTCTGGCGCGTGAGGTGTGAAGCCATACGGCCTTGCGGCATTCATTCCAGTCCAATCGACACGAACATTGCCGTGGTCGAAAGGCTGAAGATTGATGCCGGAATCGACCAGTATTGAGCTTGTTCCCACAACGATGCTCCTTGAATGTGAGGGACCACAAGTCCCAGAGTCAGGTGACAGGCAGGGACTCAGACACGATGTCTCACGACTAGTCGATTAAGTAATCTTGTACTCGGTTATCACACGATGTAACAGCTTTCTGCAGATTATTGAACCGCGCAACTTCTGACCGAATGGCGGATATCGTGTCCCACTGTATGCGGTTTGTGGCGATAATGCGGCCGATATTGCCAAGAAATTTCACCTCCAAACGGTGAAGCACAGAGTCTTCTGAAATTTTTTCTGGCATTTTGTCCTCTTTTTTGGGTCCAGGAAATTGGACTAACTTGTCCAGGAAATTGGACAAGTTCCAAAAATTTGGACATCGTGTCTGTGTCTCTGCCTGTCACAGTGTCAAGGCGCAAGATAAGCGCCCTTGCTTGGGCGCTTATCTTGTAGAAAGTTTCTTAGCCTGTCCAGTCTGAGAAATGCCGAACGTAGAGCGCCCGCGCCTGCTGGCGTTCAATTGTTCGCGCTTCTGCCAGCTCTGCTGCATGCCGGGACAGGGTGCGTAAAATGCGTCGCGCTGGCCCCGTTGTTGGTAGGTCGGGAGCAAACAGAATAGCGCGTTTTTCTCTGCGCGTCAGGTCGGGAGCTGCCGTAGCCTGTAGCGCTGCCACTTCTGTCCTGGTCTTATTAGTTCGGATGTAGAGCTTCCGAACTGTCGCGCAGTTGTGTAAGACGTTGCCATTCTTGGTTCTGATGTCCATGTTAGAACCACTCCACAATGCGCGGTGCCCGAGTCTCGACCCATGCCAGTAACAATGTTGGGCCAGTAGGGCCGACATGGGGCATGGCAACTTCTGCACATTCTACAGCAGTGGGGGTTGCACGGGATATTTTTCCCGTTAGCACCACGCTGCCGTTGTGATAATGTTTTGCTAACATACCGGGACCAATGACCATTGGACATACTCCATAGGGCGCTTATCTTGCGCCTTGACTTCTGACCTCGCATTAATGGGTCTTGTTGACCTTGCCTGTCTTTCGCAGACTCATGCGAGTAATAGTACCTCTAGCCACAACCCCTTGGGCTGCCCTTTAGTTTTTTAATCCTGTTCCTTTCGTTCCGTGTTCGTTGCTTTCATGTGTAATAATACCACGTATCATGCGGCCCGTCAAGCGCTAATTGAGAAATATTCCAGATACTTTATGTTTGGCCATGGGTGCCCTTGGGTAAGCGATTTACTCTATTTCATGGGATATAGTGCCCCTTATACTGTAGCGTGTACTGTGCGTGCTCTATGATACCTTAATCATCAAATAGGCCTGGGGCCTGGGGCCTGGGGCCTGGGGCCTGGGGCCTGGGGCCTGGGGCCTGGGGGCCTGGGGCCTGGGGCCTGGGGCAGTGGTAGAATATACTAGTGCAGTGGTAGAATATACTAGCATGTATTAATCTAGCAAAGGGGTGCGGGGTTAAAAAACTAATGAAGGTGGCTTGCTAGTATATAGGCTCCCACTCTAGATCGATTCTCAAATCTTAAAAAATTAAATTCACGATCAAAGCCAGGAGCCTTGTTACAAAAATAAAATCAAAATCAAAAATAAAATCAAAATACAAAATGAATGATTCGCGAAACCCGACAGAAAAAATAAATATTTTTCATTGGAGTTTTAGCAAAATTAGCCGTATAATAGAATGGCGAAGCGTCATGGTGATTCATAAATCAGACGGGAATTACGAATCATGGTCGGAAAAGAATCTGGGATTACAAAAGTTAATAGGCCTGATCATCCAGATCGTTGCCAGGGACGCGTCGCCAGGGGTAAAAGTGGCCAGTGTTGGAATACAAAAGTACCTGGTTCTAATTTTTGTCTATCTTGCAAGGGCGTGGATAACGGGCCAGAATTACGACTCAATAACTATCGCTTATCCAAGGCAAAATGGCAACAAGAGTTAATACACCAAGCAAATAGTTCTGGCATCAAAAGCTTACGTGACGAAATAGCTATCCTTAGAGTAATTATGCAGGAACGTCTCAATACACTAGAGAATGAAAATGACTTGATTCTTCAATCAGGAGCAATTTCTGATCTTGTCGGGAAGATTGAAAGAATTGTTGTCTCTTGCCACAAACTTGAGGGCTCTATGGGTCAACTAGTTGACAAAAGTGCCTTACTACAGTTTGCTGGTGAAGTAGTTGGGATTGTTGCAAACGAATTAGCTGAAGTACCAAATAGTGAAAAGATTCTTGATGCAATAGCGAATCAAATGACAGAATCAATTGCGAGGGATAAAGCAGATGAAATGTAAGTTCGTCACACCAACAGTTGCCGCACAGTCTATTTTTGTGTTACTTGGCAGTTCTGCAGAACACAGAATTTGTAATGGAATGGTTCTCCAGGCACCTACAACTAATACCGGTACGATTAATTTTGGAGATGAAGCTGTTCAGCCTTTTACACTTATTGCTGGGGCCAATGGCCCAGTCAATGACTCAAACCCGAAAAATGTTCATGTTCGTGGTAATGGTACAGACACTGTTGCAATAGGTATCTTGCATTGACCCAATTAGCACAACTAGAACACCCGCTATTTACCCAACTTAGGGAACGTATTGGCATGGGGCTTAAACGTGCCACTATTACTCGTTGTGCTAAGTGGTCAGAAACATACCGTATAATGGGTCAACCTTTTCCTGGTGCTTGGAAATTTGATCACCATCCTTGGCTCCGAGAAATGCACGATTGTGATTCAGAGATCATGGTCGGAATGAAAAGTGCCCAGATGGGTTATACGGAGACAGGCCTTAATAAATCATTTTTTGGTATCGATGTAAAACGCATTAGTGTCTTGTATGTGTTGCCCGCCTCAACACCCGATGCCAGCGATTTTTCAACATCAAGATTTGATCCCGCACTAGAGCTTTCTCCACACTTAAGCAAACTGTTTTCGGACGTAAAGAATATTGGGCACAAAAGGGCGGGCAGCGCTAATTTCTTCTTGCGAGGCAGTCGTAGTCGCTCGCAGATGAAATCACTACCAGTGGCGCTTATTATCTTTGACGAAGTAGACGAGATGGTTCAAGAGAATATAACATTAGCTTTTGAGCGCGTATCAGGACAATCTGAACATCAAATCTTCCTTTTATCCACACCAACAATTGAAAAGTACGGTATTCATAAGTTTCACTTAGTCAGTACCCAAGAAACATACACATTTCGCTGCCCCCATTGTGGGCGTTACACTTCCTTAGAATTCCCAGAATGTCTTGTTATAACTGGAGACACAGTAACAGATCCAAAAATTATTGATTCTTATATCATATGTAAAGAATGCAAAGTTAAATTAGACCATGCCGCTAAAATAGAATTTTTAAAAAATAAATTTAGTGGTGGGTCGGGTGTCTGGGTTCCTGCTTTCCGAGATAGGGCCAGTAGAAGTTTTTCAATTAATCAACTTTATTCAATGACAGTTCATCCACATGATTTTGCAATCTCATACCTTAATTCACAGAATAACCCCACGGACGAACAAGAATTCTATAATTCAAAAGTTGGTTCTACGCATACAGTTTCTGGTGCCAAGATATCAGATGATGATATTGATAATGTTACACATGCCCACCATATGTCTAAAATATCGTCGTCAAATGCTTTTACAACAATGGGCGTAGATGTTGGTAAGTTCCTACACTATGAAATTGCAGAATGGTTATTTGATGATACACAAATTGGAACAAATGATATAAATCTTATGGCTGTACCTAAGGTCATAGCTATTGGAAAGGTATTAACATTTTCAGAGATAGCACAATTAATCATGGCTTTTTATCCAAGAGCCGTAGTTGTTGATGCTCAGCCCGAACGACGTAAAGTGCAAGAACTTGCACGTAGTTTCTGGGGCGTTGTAAAAGGCTGTTTTTATGGTCGGACAAACACCGGGCGAGACATATCCATCTCAGCAGAGGAAGATCACTTAATAACAGCACATCGGACCTCCTGGATGGATGTGTCTCTAGGACGTTTCCATACTGGTAATATTAGGTTGCCCGTTGATACTCCATTAGAATATAGAGATCAAATAAAAGCACCAACACGTATCTACATAAAGGATGCTGATGGCAACCCAGTTGGTAGATACGTTATTGGCGAAGCACAAGATCATTATGCTCATGCTAGAACATATTGTGAAATAGCACTTAAGTTAGCATCTGGGTCCATGTCCTCAGAAGATATCCCTGACGAGGTATAACGATGGCCGAACAGCAAATAGAAGTACAAAATATTACTCACCCAGAATATGATGCTATGGATACACAGTGGTCCAAGTTTCGGTCTGCATATACTGGTGGCCGTAATTTTATTGATGAGTACCTCGTTACATTTTCACAGCGGGAAGATCCAGTTGATTTCTCGAATCGCAAGGCTATTACTTATTGTCCTGCACATGCAAAATCTGCAGTGAACGAGATCAAGAATGCAATTTATCAACGCATGGCAGACATTTCAAGAGAAGGTGGACCCTCATCGTATAACGAGGCAATGAAAGGGCAGGATCGCGGCATCGACCTGAAGAAGAATACAATGTCAAGCTTCATTGGTCGCCGCATCCTGCCCGAATTACTAACACTAGGACGTGTTGGTGTGTTTGTCGACAAGCCAGAACAACCTAAAGATGCAACAAAGGCTGATACACTTGGCAGTCGTCCTTATCTTTATGTGTATGCTGCAGAAGATATTAGAGATTGGGCCTATGACGCTGAGGAACGATTATCTTCTTTATTATTACGTGACCACATTGATAAAGTGGATGAGGAAACGGGGCTTGTGACGGATACAGTAGAAGCATTTCGCCTGCTTAAAGTGAATAATGAAATAGTCAATATTACATTTTATGATAAAGATGGCAAGGAAACAGATTCGTCTACTTTAGACTTAACTGAAATACCATTTGTTTTATTCGAGATTTCACAATCTTTATTGACGGATGTTGCTGATTATCAGATTGCGCTATTAAATTTAGAATCAGCCGATCTCAATTATGCACTAAAGGCAAATTACCCATTTTATACTGAACAATATGATTTGCGAGCTGATGCCACTAAATTTATGCGCCGATCGGCTGAAAAAGAGACAGAAGCTGATGCTGGTGAAGCCTTAGAAGCTAAGATTGCAAAAGAAAATGAGATTGCAACAGGCGTATCGAAAGGTAGAAGGTATCCACGCGACTTAGAGCGTCCTGCTTTCATTCATCCTTCTCCTGAGCCACTTAGAGTGAGCATGGAGAAAGAAGAAAAAATCAAAAGCGATATTCGCAGATTAGTTAATCTTGCTGTAGTAGAATTAGAGCCACGTACTGCTTCTGCAGAGAGTAAGCAATTTGATGAACATACTTTAGAGGCTGGATTATCTTATATTGGACTAGAATTAGCCTATGGTGAAAATAAAATTGGTCGGTTCTGGGCTATGTATGAAGGCGGTACAGAGCCAACTATCCTGTACCCTACAAATTATAGTCTTAAATCAGATAATGAACGACGGGTAGAAGCAAAAGAAAATCTTGAGCTTATGACTGTTATCCCATCAACCACATATCAGAAAGCAATAGCGAAAGAAGTTGCCAGGATTATGGTTGGTACGGTTCTGTCTAAGGAAGATTTTGAAAGGGTAATAGGTGAAATAGAAGCAGCAGCAGTTGTAAATACTGATTCTGAAACTTTGCGCGAAGATCATGAATCAGGATTCGTAAGTACAGAACTAGCTAGTACACTACGTGGTTATCCGGCAGGCGAGGTTGAAAAGGCCAAACTCGATCATGCTGAAAGAGCTGGTCGCATTGCTGCTGCTCAGGGTGAGGTAGGTGGACAGGCACGCGGTGTAGATGATATTGATATAAGCAACCAATCAGGTGAGAAGGAAAAGGAACTTGCGGCTTCAAAAGATTTAGAGGCCCCTAATCAGAGGTAATCATGAGTAGAACAGTGCGCGGGAATCGTGATGGTAGTGGACCGTATAAGGGTTCTGCACGAAGTGGCGTTGGTCGCAGACAAGCAGCCGGTGTCAAGTGTCCTAATAAGGGTAAAAGAACCAAATGATGGGATTCATAGAAGAACCAGATGAAACAGTAACAGTACACCCACGACCCATACATTTTCTTATTGTGGGCGACGAGGATTTAGATACTCATGTACATTTTCAGATTCAAATTGATGATGCAGACGATTTCTCAGATCCAGTCGTGGATGTTGAGAGCAAGACTACTCAAACAAATTGGTATTATTCCGATGGTTCGGCTTGGCAATCTGTACCTATTGCTGGTGTCTCATCTTACAAACAATATGTACAAGACTTGTATGGTCAGCAAATTTTAACTGATAAGGGCAATGCTGGTTACTCGGCACGATATGATGTTCAGTCAGGGTTACTGGCTGCAACACTATATTATGTGCGTATCAGGCATTGGGATATTGAAGGAAATGTATACGGTGATTGGAAACTATTGGCACCCTTTATTTTGTAGGAGGTTTTACAGTAGGAGGTTTTACAGTAGGACCGGTAGTTGGCCACTAGGAAAAGGAGAATCAGATGTTCAAATATGTGATTTTGTTACTGGCTGTTTGCGCGGTTGCTTTTGCTGGCCTTGATGAGACTGTGCTTACAGAGAAAAGTGCCGCATATACAACTGCTAGTGCCGCAGTGAAGACCGCGCAAAATGAGATCAAGACTGTACGCATGGAAAAGGTCGTTATTCTTCGTGCCGCATTACGCGATTTGATTGATACTGCTGCTGTTCAGGTTAAAACGATCAAGTCAGTTGATGAGTTAGACGCTGCTTATGCTTCTCTTACAAAGATCATTGGCGATCAAGATTTGGCCGCTAAAGTAATGTATCGTGCCAATGTTCCGTATGCCGTAAAGGTGCAAAAGATGGAGCAATGGATTGGCGACAGACTCCGCGCAAATAAGGTGATAGATCGTGGGTTGATCTACTTGGCGCTAAGGATGGGAATTTATGGTAAGGAAAGTGTCAAGGGTATTGCGCGAAGAATATATCTAAGTTACCATAAGAGGGTCGGTGGCTCCACTGTTATATGGAAGTTGCTCAAAAACTTTGAGGGTGAGGAGCGTCTTGAAGTTATGCGAGCCATGTACGATAACTTTAAGACTTTCGCGGATTGCAAGGCTGCTTTTTTACCCATGAAGAAGTCTAAGTCTTACGTGCAAACAGTTGTTGAGTGCTATGTTAGGAAGCCTGCCGATGCTAATGAGGCTTTTGAGCCTATTAAGAAAACGCTTATAATCGAGTTGACTGGAGAGAATGCAGCAGAAGCACAGGCGGTGCTTACGAAGTTGTTCACCATCATGGATGCACTGGCCACTAGGTAAGGAAGTAAAAATGCTCAAGTACGTGATTTTGTTGCTGGCTATTTGTGGAGTTGCTTTTGCTGATCTCGATCTGGATGTACTGACTACCAAGAAGGCCACGCTGGATAGTGCGATTAAGGTATATGATGCAAGCACGAACGCAAAGGATAAGGAAGCGGCACATGCCGTAAGACGCAAGGCCCATTTAGATTTTGTTGGATATATTCGAGCAGAAGCAAAGTTAATTGGTACTGCGGAAAAGTTGGTAGCTGCTCGAAAAGCAATTCTAAGCGTGTGGGATAATGAGGAAAGGGTAGCGTTATATTTACTTGGTCCTTCTACCGTGTCTATGGAGATTAAGATTAAGAAATTTGATGAGTGGCTTGGCGCAAAGGTCAAGAACGGCACATTTACTGACCCCTCTGTGATGTATTGGGGTATGAAAAAGGGTATTTTCTCAAAGAAGGGTGTTCTGGGTGTAATTAGGAAGCTGTATAATCAATACCCAAATAATCCGGCAGCGCGGACAAAGATTGTGCGTGCTGTATCTGCTAGATTTGGGGGCAAAGATCGCTTAGAAGTTTTGGCGGCTATGTTTGATGGGTTTAAGACTTTTGGGGATTGTAAGACCGCTTTTCAGACGGTGCGCGGAATGAATTCTTATGTTCAAACGATTGTTCGTTGCTATGCGCCAATTAGAAAGACGCTCGCCAGTGAACTAATGGGCGAGAATGCGGCGGAAGCACAGATATTACTTACGCAGCTTTTAACTGCGATTGACGCGTTAGCCGCTAGGTAACTGTTACGTAACGTTGTGGTGATTGAGGAATCTAATGAACACAAGAAACAAAATTATTGCCGGGTCCGCTGCTGCTGTGCTAGCAGTTGCCACAGCGTTAGGAATGGTGCCAAGTGAAGAAGCGGGTGTGGTGGATCAATTGATTACAGAAGTTTTATTTGATCCACCACATGCTTTTCCTAAGAACTTTAAGTCTGGTTCCACAAAAGCTGATGTAATCTTTGGCCACACATTTTCACAGAAAGGTAATGATTTTGGGAATGTTTTTGGTATTAGACGTAAAAGTAAAACTAGCTTTAGTGCTGAATTTGGTAATGGCTTTGATACTACACGAAAGCCAGAAGTTAAGTTTGCTAGTATGTATACACAAACTCCTAGACATAGAGTACGTGGACGGGCTTTTGTAAAAGATACTGGTACATTTGACGGTACATTTGATAAGGACTTTATAATTTCAGATACGGTGATTGCCACAGCAGGAGCAGAAATAGCAAAAGTATTCAACCTTGCAAATTTCTGGCGGAATGTTGTGACAGGTGAGTCAGAACTGAAATCTGCTACATATCTGGGATTAGTTGATGGTATAGAGGTTGCGGTGAATGCCCTCCCTGGATACTTTAATGTTACACTGACTCAGGGAGCAAATATTCTAGCACCAAAGGGCCATCAAGAAATATGCCACGCAGGAGATTTAACGAAGCAGTGTGACAAAGATACTATAATCATTATTGATGAGTTTGGGGCATTAGCCGAGACACTATTAAGTATGCAACGCCTGCGCACAAAGCAATGTGTTGTTTGCTGGGGTTACTACAATAATATTGATAGAACACTGAGTGAGTTCCAAGTTATTAGTAACAAAGTTCAGACTACCATTAAAATGATTCACAAGTATTCACCTAGAACATTTGTGTGGGTAACAACCTGTTTTGCAGCACCCAATACTAGAGAATGGTATGCTGCAATCGGAAAGTATGGAGACGGTATTGCATTGTGGGGGCCGAATTTCTTTCCTGCGGTTGAATTATTTCCACAAGTAAAGCGATTGGCAACAAGATTATTTGGAGATAGGCCAATTATGCTTAGTGGATTCTTTGGTGTGAAACCCCGTACGCCTATAGCAAGTAATGATAAGTACGCTCATGCAAGTGCAGAAGCACGTAAAGCTGGCTTTGCTGGATTTATTCGGATTGATTACAAATGATGAAAATCTTAGCAGTATTGCTAATAGGCTGGTTACTCAGTGTGCCCCCAAAGGGACATCTTGAGACAGTTACTAATGCTGATGGTAAAATCTATGCCTATAGTACAACAACTGTTTCAAATTTACTGGGCACAGCACACAATGGTGGCTCAAATCAAATAGAAGCAGATAGTAGAGGGATTGTCTATACCATTTACGGGTGGCGTGATATTAATCGAAATAGTGCGGCAGATGCTGGTGATGAGCCGATTGGATCCACGACGCTTAGTGGTGGTATCAATGATTCTATAACCACAATGACATTAACATCAGCAACTTTCTTTCTTGAGTCAGGATTCATAAAGATTGGCTCAGAAGTTATTAAATATACCGGGAAAACTGGATCATCGTTGACTGGTTGTACTCGTGGATACAATGAATCATCTACAGCCGCCCATCTTGATGGTGCTGCTGTGGCGGCTTTACAAGTTTGGGAGAATCTTTTAACGGTAACTTGTGATGGTTCCCCCTACAGTGTTCTGGGTTGGGATGCTGGTCAAGGCAATGATGATGGTACTGAGGGGGATCTCCTTCAAAGTGGGACAGTAACAGTATCAGAAGGACAGTATTGGTTATGGAAGATTCGCGTTGTTGACTTGAATGGTAATACAAATAACGAAGTAGTTTCTGTAGATGTATTTGCAACATATAGCACTAATGCCTATGTGGGTGCAAATGGTGATGCAGCTTTAGGTCTTGAGGATAATGAAGTTTGGCAGTTTCGCATCAACAAGCGACCAGGAGCAAGATGATGGGAAAGCTTTTAGCTCGGCTTAAAGGAAATAAGACATATGCAACTGCCATTACTATTTTGATTGTTGTTGGATTAAAGTCACAGGGTCTCACTGTGCCCAATGAAGTATGGGTTACATTATTTGCTCTTGGTCTTGGATTCTTAAGGGCTGGTGTAAAGAAGGATAATAATGACTGAAAAAGAAAGACCATGTGCGCGACTTTTGGATACGGTAGAATTAGTTGGTGGATTAGTGCAGAGTGAGAGAGAGCGTAAAGATCAAGTTACCAGGATATTTCAAAAATTGGATATTCTACCAGGGCAAATAAAAGAAGCCATAAAAGAAGCATTATCACCACTACAAGAATGGAAAACTGGTGTAGATGTGGACGTAGTAACACTTAAAATACAATTAGATGAATTAAAGGATAAATTACGTACAGTTTGGACGCGCGTTGCAGTGTTATGGATTATTGCATCTTTTATGGGTGTTGTATTGGCTCACTATTGTCCTAAAATAATTGGTAAATTAATTGGTAACTTATAATGGCATATACAACATACGCAGAAGGTGATACTTATTTTGCAGGCAGATTGGGTAATGCTGCTGTTGCGTGGGTCGCATCAGAAGATGCGGATAAAACTAAAGCCCTTACACATGCAACAGACATTATTGATCAATTAAATTTCCAAGGCGAAATGTCTGAGGATGATCAAGATAATCAATTTCCACGTGGTGATGATACTGTTGTGCCTCAAGCAATTAAAGATGCTTGTTGTGATATTGCTGCAACTTTACTTGATGGCGCTGATCCAGATGTTGAAGGTGAAAACTTGAGAATGGTTTCTCAAGGTTATGGAAATATCCGGTCTACCTACAACCCGGATATTTCAGCGATCCACCATGTAGCAGGGGTACCAAGCAGGACTGCTTGGTTGAAACTATTACCCTTTCTACGTGATGTAGATCAGGTACATGTTAGTAGGGCATAGGAGAAGTATAATGTACGGTATTTTTAGTAGTCCGTGGAAACTTGTCTATGAAGATGATCCTGATGCCGTTAAGGCGGCTGCTGATGCTAAGGTGGCTGCTGATGCTGAGGTGGTTGCTGCCGGGGGCGTAACAAAGACTTTTACGCAAGATGAGGTTAATTCGTTCTTGGCCGCGGACAAGCGCAAGAGTAAGGAAGCTATGGATAAGGCTCTGACAGAGGTTCAGGCGCTACAGAAGCGTGCAGGATTAACTAAGACAGAGCGGGACGAACTAGAGCGGCGTGTACAGGATATGCAATCACAGTTGTTAACTAAGGAAGAACTTGCTGAACAAGAGAAGGACAAATTAAAAAAGGCGCATGACGAAGCTATTACAAATATTACTGCGGAACGGGATGATTGGGCTAAGCGTTTTACAGTTTCCACAATCACACGTGAGATATTAGATGCGGCTGTTGAGCACACTGCTTACTCTCCCAAGCAACTTGTGCCAATTTTACAGCCGGTTACTCGGTTGACCGAGGTGACGGATGAGGAGGGCAAACCTAATGGGTCTTTTGAGGTAAAAGTTGCTTTCCTCGACAAAGACACAAAGGGTAAGCCCGTTACTCTTGATCTTTCAGTCTCTGAGGCGGTTAAGAGGATGAGTGAGATGGACGATTACCTGAATCTTTTCAAGGATGAGGGTACTGGTGGTGTAGGGCGTATGTCCCGACAAGGAACTGGTGGGAGCAAGAATATGGTTGAATTGGCCAAAGATCCCGCCAAATATCGAGCGGAACGAAGGAAGCAAATGGCAGCTTCTGGTGCAAAATAGGAGTGATTCAATGAGGTTAACCGTAGGAAATAGGCCGTGGACACCTATTTACGATGATCCCGCTAACACCCTTGATCCTTTTTCGCCTGAGGTTTGGGCGCAAGAGTCATTGATGGTGTTAGAGGAAAACATGATCATTGCGAATATGGTCCACCGCGATTTCTCAACTCAGATCGCTAAGTTTGGTGACACGGTTAATACCCGTCGTCCAGCAGAGTTTGAAATGAAGCGTAAGGTGGATCGGGATGAGGTGACTGTGCAGGCCGCATCGGCAACGAATGTTGCTGTTGTTCTTAATATGTGGCCCCATGTGTCCTTCATTATTGGCGACGGTGAGGAAAGTCTCGGATTCGTGAATCTGCGTGACACGTATTTGGTTCCGGCACTTGTCGCAATGGCTCGTGGTATTGATCAGATGCTCTTATATCAGGTCTATGCTTTTCTCGCCAACCAAATTGGTGCTTTGGGCACAGATTTGACTAAGAGTAGCATTACTGCGTTACGTGCGAAGATGAACACTAACAAGGTCCCCCAGCCGGGCCGTAATGTAATTATTACGCCCAATTCTGAGGCATCTCTCTTGAATGTTAGTGAACTCATTAATGCCAATACGCGTGGTGATGATGGATCGGCGCAGAGAGAGGCTCACCTTGGCCGAATGCTTGGTTTTGACTGGTATATGTGTCAGAATACTCCGAGTATTCCGGCTGGTAGCACAACGGAAGCGGCTGCTGTCAATAATGGCGATGGTTATGCCATTGGTAGCACGTCGATTGCCATTGATGGTACCAGTGAAGATTTGACAGCAGGATCATGGTGCACAATCGCCGGGGATATGACGCCGCAGAAGATTACTTCGGCTACGGGTTCTCCCACTACGTTGATTGTGATCAGCCCTGGTCTCAAGACTGCTGTTGTGGATGATGCTGTTGTTACAGTGTACACACCGGGCGCCATTGATCTTACTGCCGGTTATGCTGCCGGTTACAGTAAGGCAATGGTTGTTGATGGTTTCGATATTGCACCTAATGATGGGCAGCTTGCCAGTATTGGCACTGGTAACTACCTTGCATATAACTATGGTGCAATGCCCACTCCTACTACTACTGAGCTTCTGGTTTCTCATGCTCTTGAGGCATTAGTTGCTAATGATGCTGTAGTGGGTCTTGGTCCGGCTGGTGAGTACAATCTGGCGTTCAACGGTAATGCGATTTCGTTCGTCTCTCGTCCGTTAGCGGCTCCGGCGCCTGGAACTGGTGCTCTTTCGTATGTTGCCCAGTATCGAGGCTTAGGTATTCGTGTCACGATTACCTATGAGGGTCGTGGACAGGGTCACCTTGTTACTGTTGACTTGCTTTGTGGTACTAAGGTTCTTGATACTGACCTTGGCGCCGTTTTGCTTGCGTAGTAACAATGGCTATGGGGAGAGGCAATTCGGCCTCTCCCCAATAGGCAACAAAAATGAACAATGCATTAAAACATATCAGACATATAGTATATAAATTAAAGCGCGAGCAAGGTGTTACTATTATATTAGTAAATACGACATACTCTGCTCAGAATCTTGAGACTGGTGTTATAACAAAAAGTAATCAAAATATCACTATAAAACGAGCAGTAATGTTACCCTATATGCAAGTAAAACAAGTTTTTGCCTCTGGTGCGCCATTTGATTTTGGTGGTATTATTAATACTTCAACACGTTTTGTGATAATAGATAAGATTGATTTACCGGCTGATTTTGAGATCACAACTGCTATGCATATTATTTATGATAGTAGACAATATGAAATTGAACAAGTACAAAGAACAGTAGAAGGATATGGTTGGCTACTTCGAGTCAGGGATATTCAGAATACAAGGACATAATGAGTAACCCAAATGCAAATTGGACGCGTTGGATTTTAGCATCAATATCTAAGCATATTGATGCGCGCAAAGAAGGCTTGAATCTATTTATAGAAGGCCAGCACCGCAAGACTGAGGGTGAGACATCATACCTTGAATTGCGGTACCAAGGCCCCAACCTTGCAGAAGTTAGCAAGGGCTATTGGCAAGTGAATGTGTCAGTTAATATGTTAATCGTTACCATCATGGATGATGAGAACTGGCACGATCATGTTACTAATGTTGGTATCGCACAGGCTGCCTTTACAACTATTTTTGTCTATAAGTATGGCTCAAAGGCTGGCGACGATTCATCATTACTTGGTTGCTTAAAGTTGGTGGATGCCGGGAGAGAACCTATTGAGACAAGTAACTTTGGACAAATTGACCCCAACGTAAAGGTACAAGAAACGACCGTAGAGGGTCACTACGAACTAGAACTTTCTGTGTAGGAGTGCAATAATGAAGTGGACTGGCTCGATTAGTAAGCCGTGGACACCAATTTATGCACAGATTGATCTCAAAGACTGTGTTGTTAAGATTAAAGACGGAGCAACACCAGCAAATGAGATTACTGTCAAGGTTGGTGAGGGAAACTTAACATATTCTGAGCGTAGGAATATCGAATATGTTAAGGATCGTGGAAATTTAGACGTTGTTCGTGAAGGTGATGAGGAGCAGCTTGAGGTTCGCATTGATGCAGTTTGGGAGTATATCGAAGAAGATTCAGGACAGACCCCGACAATTGAAGATGCTCTCAAGAGGCGCGGTGGTGCATATGATTGGGAATCGTCTAGCGCTGATGCATGTGAGCCCTTCGCTGTTGATATCGAGGTCACGCACACTCCTGACTGTACAACTGGTGACATTGAGACACTTACTTTTCCTGATTTCCGGCATGAGCAGCTTGATCATGACCTGAGAGCTGGCACAATTTCTGTCTCTGGTCACTGTAACATCAAGGAACCTACTTCGTCTCGTGTTTCACAGAGTAGCTAGTGTGTAGCTAGCTCAATTACCCACTTATCGGGGTTACTAGATAAGGAGAAGTCACAATGTTGATCAAGGGCGTAAAAATCACACCGCCTAAAGATCGGGTCGTTGTTTTCCCGCGCGAGGATCAAGAGGATATTGTCTTGACGATTCGTGCGGTGTTGGATTACTCTCGGTTTGAGGAACTGTGCCCTGTTCCGAGACCTCCAACAACTCGTCGCCCAAATCAAGCACCTGTTTCAAATACTGAGGCACCTAAGTTTTTAGCGGCTTTAGATGCACACTCGCTAAAACGGTCACACTGGATGATTATCCAATCACTAAGTGCCACAGATGGTATTGAGTGGGAGATAGTTGATCACAATGATCCCGAAACTTGGCATTTGTACGATCAGGAACTACGCACAAGTGGCTTCTCCTTAGGTGAGATTGGTAGGATTTTCGAGGAAGTTAATGCTGTCTCTGGTATTGATCAGGAAAGGGTCGATGAAGCCACCAGAGCTTTTTTAGCTACGCGGGAGGAACAGCGAAGCAGCGGCTCTTCCCAAACGGAAGAACAAACGAGTACACCGTCTGGAGGGCCTGCGAGTTAATGGGTGTCAAGCCTCCTGGCGTTATGGAGACTTGGGACAAGTGCAATTTTTGGATACAGGCTAAGTTATTGGCATACTGGCAATTACGTGATTATGAAAACCAAGAGGAAACAGTGGCTACTCAAAAACTACTTGCCGGTAGAATGTAACTGAGATGGGCGGTCTGGCCTACCGTCAGATCGCCCATCTCTTTGGGAAGATAATGCAAGCTCAAATATCCACAAATATGAAATTACAACGAGATAAGCATACTCGTAGAGCCTATGATACTTTTAATACAGAACTGTATAGAAAAACCCTAAAACCAATATGGCGAAAATGCGTTACTGCATATATTGAAGAATTAGTAAAAAATATTCATGTTGATACTGGAATGTCACTTGCATCAATTCAACCACTTGCAAAATTTGTAGGACAAAAAACTGCTTTAATCGCATCGTTACGGGGTTTGGGCCCAAGAATTAAACCAGGCCACAGACACGCATATGGCAGATTTGCTAATAATACTGGTAAATATAAGTCAAGAGCTTTTGGTGAGCGATTAGGTAATCAAGCCGTAAGAAACAAACGATATGTTGTTGGTTTTGGTACCAGGAAACGACCAATCTTTAGGTTTAAGTTTGAAATTGCCGTATTGCAATATTTTTTAAATGAGTCTAGATTTATTATACCCACAGAAAAAGGTGGAAAGACTCGTATGACTAGTGGTTGGAATACGTTAGGCAAAGCTTATCTTAGATTTATGGTTGTATGGGAACAAGAGACCAGTAAAAGTAAAAAATTAAAAGAATCATTTATTGGTTGGCTGGTGACCGGTAAAATTGCTGGCCTAGATGTAGTTGATTAAATAGGGAAAGATAATGTCAGAAGATCTTAACCTAACAGGTAATGCGACTAGTCTACTTGATGCACTTACTAAAGCAACAACTGCTTGGAATACTTACCAAAAAGCTGTTGTAACTGCATCTAATGCCCAGGCTGCATCGCTTAAAAAATCAACCGAATTAATTAGAGAATTGAATCGCGCTGCTACAGCTTCTAATAAGCGTCTTGCTACTCTAAATACTACTAGTAGGGCAATTGATCGTAATACGAAAGCTACACGCAAATATGCTCTTGAGACACGTAGTCTTAGTAAGCAATCAAGAGACCATTTAAGGCATATTAAATCTGGAATTGGTGTGAGTAATAGACGTTTTAATATTATGATTAAATTGCTTAATGCCATTAATAAAAGTATACGAGGACTTGGTCGACTTAATCAAGTAATACAACATCAAACTGTTGTAGCAGGGGTTAATAATAAAACTTTACTCAGAACTATTAGTCTACAAGCTAGGCACAATCGCTCTATCTTAAGAACAGTACAATTATTAACAAGGCAAAATGCTGCGCTTAGGGCGGCTAATGCGGTAACAAATAAAGCAGGGAAAAAAACTAAAAACCTAGCATTATCCTGGGGCAGTATGACAAAACTGCTTGCCACACAAATTATCCACAGAGCCATGACGGCTCTTGTAAGTGGATTAACTGAAGCAGTAAAGCAAGCAATAAAATTAGAGATGCGTATCGCAGAAATTCAAACAATTGCACAAGACCAACCTCTCGGGTTTGATACTTGGATTACAGAACTACGCAAATTATCCGATGCTTGGGGTCTTGATATTGTTGATCAGGCAGAGGGTGCTTATCAAACACTATCAAATCAAGTTGCAAAGGGGGCAGATGCACTTGAATTCATGTCTAAAGCTAATCAATTTGCAGTAACTACACTATCTAGGGTTGAAGATGCCGTTAATCTTGGTACTGCAGCTATTAATTCCTTTAGATTATCTGCAAAAGATGCAGAAGAAATATTTGGAATATTCTTTAAGACCATTGAGTTAGGTCGTGTACGTTCTGCCGATATGGCAAACCATTTTGGGCGTGTAGGTGTGCCTGCTGCTCAACTAGGGGCAACACTTAAAGAAACTGCTGCCGCAATTGCTACCATGACAATTCGCGGTATCCGATTCCAAGAATCATCAACTTTCTTACGCAATATGCTGATAAAATTATTGCGTCCCACAGATAAGATGCGAGAGCTTTTTGCTAAGATTGGTGTTGAATCGGGCACGGCTGCAATACAAGCATACGGATTTAGTGGGACACTTGCAAAAGTAGAGGAACACGCTCATGGTAGTTCAGAAATATTAGGTGAACTATACGGGCGCATTAGAGCCATTACTGGTGGTATGTTATTTTCTGGTCAGGGATTACGCGACTATGATGACGCAATAAGGAAAATGACTGTAGCCCAAGAAACTTATGCTAAAGGTACACAACTCACACTCGAAAATGCTGGTAAGCAGTTCGAGATACTGTCATTCAAAATTAAAAATGCCTTTATTGTGGGGTGGGGCGAAAACGTTATAAAAGTTATAAATATGGCTAATAAGTTTGTGGATCTTTCTGCAATGGCCAAGGCTTTTGCTCAGGTAATAAGTATACTTGTTTTACCCGCTCTTGCCTTAATGGGCGGCCTTTGAGTGGGGATTGCAGTCATTAATCCTTTTATTGGGATCCCAGTAGTTTTAACAGCAATTGGTACGGCTTTAGTTTTGCTAAATAATCGTCTTGCAAAAACAAGAGAAGAATTTTTAAAAACCTTAACACTAAAAGGGGTCGGTAAAGCGGCTGATTCTTTATCATTGATTGAAACTAGATTCAAAGATATGTCAAAGGTTCTTAATGCGTTAGCAAAAAAGAATGCATCAGCTATTGCCGAGCTCAGTACGACACTGCGTAAAATGTCAATAGAAGGCGCCGATTATCTTGCATCTGCAATAGCATCAAGTAAAAAACAATATGAAGCTGTAATTACGAGCACTAAAAATGCTGTTAAAAATCTCAAAAAACTTATAAAGGAAACAGAAAAAGATATTAAAACATTAGCAACTTCGATAAATACTGTTGATACTTTAATCAAGTCGCTTACAAGACAAAAAAGTAAAACACTATTTGAGTGGTCACTTGATGATAAAACAATACAGCAACAATTTAACCTAATTGAGGGTAGAATTGCAGAATTACGTAATGCTGCTGAGGAAGTGCAATTAAAGATTGTAGCAGAAAAAGCAAAAGATAAGCCATCACAAGAACTGCTTGAGGAATCAATAGCTACTTATAATCGATTATCCGAAGATGCAGATAAATTATCCTCGAAACAAATACAAACGTATAAAAAATTAAAGCAAGATATTACAGAACTTGGTAAAACGCAAAGTAAAAATGATGAAAACAGGCTAAGTGAATTAAATAAATATGCTGATCAGATGCGGAAACTACAGCAGCAAGAACTAGAAGGGAAAAAAAGCCAAGTTGAGGCAACTGGCGATTATCACAAGGCTAGAAAAAAGTTGCATCTTAGTGCCGATGAAGATTATCGGAAACAATTTAAACGCATTTTGGCTGCTGAGAAAGCAGAAGGTAAAGCATGGCGTAGTAGCAAAAATAATTATAATGAAATAAGTAGATTACAAAGTAGAGCAGAACAAGAGCGAGCTAAAGTACCCTCAAACCTGCTTAACGAGATGCGAAAATATGAAACACAACGTATTGCCGCATTAAAAAAGAGTAAGGGAGCAGCGGAAGAACAAAGTGCAGTACAGAAACAAATGAATAAGTTGCGTGTTGAGCACAATAAAAAGATGGCTGAGTATACTATACAAATGGAAAAAAATGAAAAAATTATTGAATCGTTTGAGACTGTTACTGCTAGTATTGTTGAATTGCAAGAAAAATGGACAGCACAAATTGAGGCCAGAATAGAAGCAAATAAAAAGTATATGGAAGATGCTGTAGATGGCCAAAAAGAATTGGAAATACTCAGAACCGCGCAGCTTAAAAAAGAAATAAAGATGCGTATGCAGTTATTTGATTTGGAACAAGCATATACAACATACCATAAATTTAACTTAGCAGAAATACAAAAATTACAAGATCCGGCGGCAATCAAACAGGCATTAAGTGAATTTCTGGCTGCTACTAACAAGATTACAGAAATTAGAAGTGACTTAGGTTTTGACCCCGAATCACAAACCAAAGAACAAATTAGTGACTATTTAAAACTTACAGCTATTGTTAAAAGGATAAAGGAATTACAACTTGCAGGTGTTGACAAGCACCAAGAAGAAATCAGAAAATTAGTTAATGCTGCCAATATACTAAATACCGATGCCTCTAAAAACATAGATGAAAATAATGAAGCAACAAAAATAAAAATGGCTGCACTTATTGCAGAAGAAATAGTAACCAAACAAATTATCCAAACGCGTATAAAGGGCTCACAAGAAGAATTGGATAAAGCCAAAAAGAGAATTGAATTAGAGGCAGAGAATGTAAAAAGAATATATGTGGAACGGCAAACAAAAGAGAATGAAATACTTAAAAAGCTCAATGAGTCTGTAGCCCATGCAAAAAGTAAAATATGGAATGACCTTACTTCTGGTGGCCAAACCAGGCTCGAAGAAGCAGGGAATGCGTTTGTAGAAAGTGGTACAGTAGAAAATTATGAGCGGCTATTGAGAATTATACGCGAATTAAAAGCAAATAAAGACACCCTTAGTCCAACTAGAAAAGATTTTCTAGATCAATTTTTCGTGGCCGCCAGATATGAAAGTGCACTTAAAGGCTTAGAACATGATGCTGTCACAACAGCCTTGCGCGAATACAATAAAGCACAAGCCGAAACTAAAAAAATATATGAGGAATACCTTAAAGTTGCAGCTAGGGTGGCCGCGATAAAAGATCCCGTAACAGCAAGCACTAGTGTTGCAGCTAAGAATCTAGAACTTGTTAAAACCAGCGTTAAAGAAATAGTTGATCAGTTTGATAGATTAGCGATTGCTACTAGTAAAATATCGGCTGATCTGGCAGCCCAAACTAAAAATATTGCTGACTCAAGGTTGACTCCAATCGTTAAGGCATCTGGTGGCTATATAACAGCAGCGGAAGGGAAGCACGTTAGTGGATATGGTCGTGACACAGTACCCGCTATGCTGACGCCAGGTGAATTTGTAATGAATCCTAGAGCAACAGGACGATTCTATTCTCAACTTGTTGCTATGAATAGTGGTACATCAGCATTTGGTAGTGGTGGTGATGTAAATGTTGGGGATGTAAATGTTAATCTAAATAGTGTAACTCCTGATTACGATGCAAGAGCATTTGGCAAGGCCCTTGTTCGCGAGGTTCGTAGAGGAAGGTTAAAATTGACATGAGTTTTATTGTAAAATATCCTGTTGTAGCCCCAACAAGTATAGTTATATTGCCTAATCCAGAATTAGGTAATTCACAGAAGATTAGTGGCAATCGAGTTATTCACCGTAACCGAACTCAAGTAGTTAAAGCCATACAAATAACTTCATGGCCCAATGTGATAAGCGACCTATATAAATTTAAAATCAAAGATGCTTTAACATTATCAGATTTTGAGGTCTTTCTTGAGGCTGCAGCCGGTGACGAGATCCAGATCATAGACCATGACGGAGAAACAAGAGAAGGTTACATTACTAATAATACGGTGGACATTATAACATTAAAAGATGGTTGCTTGTATGATCTTCAAATCGAGTTCGAGAGGACAGTTACATGAGCCTAAAACTTGATTATCCGCCTACCATACCATCTGATACTGTAACATTAAATAGTCCAGAGTTAGGTGACTCTAAGCAGTATGATCAAAGAATTATCTTTATGCGTAGTATGAATGGGGCATTATCTAGTTACAAAAGAACGCCATCAAAGAGAACGTTTCTTTGGGGAATTAATAATATTACTGATGCTACTATTATAACCTTACGAGCTTTCTTTATAACTTCAAATGGTAAAGAAATCCGCGTAACAGATCACAATGGCAACAAATGGGATGGATATGTATTAAATAATCCGTTTGAAGATATGGACCATGGGCTCTGTAAAAATAGTACAACCATACAATTTGTAGGTGAGTTAGTATAGTGGTACGAGAACTTACAGCTAATGCGGTAACAAAAGCTGCAACACAAAATGCTACTGAACCATTTATTGTTCTAAAAATAGAGTGGGGAAGTGGTACTAAATACTATGGTGACAAAGATATAGTTGATTGGGGCGGGAGTCCAGTTGTTGGATCTGTAGTAGATGCAGGACAACTTGCTGCAGATATTAAAGAAGTTAATTCATCTGAAATAAGTTCTTTTAGTGTAAAATTATCAGACACAGACGAAACCTTAAAAACTATTGTTGATGTGGATGTTATTGAACACACAGTGGCTGTTGTATATTTGCAACATCAATCCCTCACAGCAACGGATAAAATTGAATTACTTTATGGGCGTATTTCTGGTGATATTATTTGGAGTGAAGGGGATCGATCGCTCGTGTTTGAAGTTGAGACAACCCTTGATTCCAATGAAGTTGGCTATGCCTCAGCCGAAGGGGATATGGAAGATTTAAGCGATGATGCAGAAGATGTAGTTTGGCCACTGTGTTTTGGAACTGTTTTACGTGTTCCAGCAGTAAAAATATCGGCGCAAAAAACAGGGAAAACTATTAATTGGGTATATGGTTCAGGACACGATGTTTCATTACTCCCTATTGTATTTGATGATGGAACAAATTTTACCCAGGCACCAATCATTATTACACTTGAAGCTATCTATTACGTAAATACTGGACTCAATAAATATGATCAAACGGTAAAGATACCAATTAAGATTCTTTATAGCGGGGCAGTAACCAATAATATTTTTATATATTCAAAAGAAAATGTAGAGTATCATACAGATATAGAGTGTGCTGCGCGAGACATAGCAGATGATGATTATCTTGATTCAAGTGTCTGTTGGTTAGCTGATAGTGATATTGATTTAAAATATAAATTCGTTAAAGTAACCGGGCCTTTAAATGAAGTAGTTATTAATTGGTGTACGTCGCAAGAAGGAACTAAATGTACATTTAAATCCCCATTTATTGGGACAATGGCAAACATTGTTTTAAATGATGGTGACACTATAGATGCTGTTGCTGGATTCCCGAAAGCAGCATGGGGCGGAACTTTTGAGATTGGCGCTGACTCATACCACCCCAATATGCCAGGGGTATGGACACCTGTAAATAAAGGCAACATAGTTGCCCCAGATTGGTGGTACCAGCTTGCAAATGACTCATATGCAATAACTCTTGGTGCTACATGGACCCAACTACAGGAATACGATGATTTATATGTTTGTAATCTTATTGAAAGTACAGAAATACATGAAGTAGTGGCGCATAGAGATTATTGTGGTGAAGATGTTCTTGCTCAAGTACCCAGTAGCTACTATACTGCTACTTTAGCAAAATCAGTTTCTGGGCAAACTGCAACAACTATTGAATTTACAAAACCACTATCAGAATATGTATGTGACAAATGGTCAGACCCAATTTATGTATCATTGACATCATCAGAGGGGCCTAATGTTGCCGATGTTATTGATTATATTATTACAACATATACTGATCTCAGTGTAGATGCTACATCTTTTGCTAGTGTGCATACGAAGGTAGAAAACTATCCAGTAGGTTTTGCATTATTTGATCTTAAAGATGCAATGGATTTGTGCGAAACTATTGCTTGGCAAGCACGCTGTGCACTTATTATCCGCAATGGTGTGATCTATATTAAATATTTATCGGAAGATCCCACTTCCGATTATACATTAACAACAGATGATGTATTAGAAAAAACACTTGGGTTACGTTTTACGCCAATAGAAGATATTGTTACCAAACTTATTGGCAAATGGAAACGTAGTTATTCAGACGAGAAAGATGCTAAAGGTGACATTAAAGACGAAAAAGAGAACACGTATAAAAACAATGTTTCTACTTATGGTTTGCATGAAGAAGAATATGATTTCTTTATCTACAATATTGAGTCACTAGTACAACTGTCTTTAGCGTTTTGGGGCTATAGGTATTCTAATGTTTGGCGACAAGCTAAAGGTAGCACTAATCTTAGGACACTGTCATTAGAACCATTTGACTGCGTTACACAGAACCTATCTATTTTAAGCAGTAACACAATCAAAGGCATTTTACAATCCCACCAACACGATACAGATGGGTCTAAAATAGATTTTAATTTGATTTTTGCATCAAAAGCCGGAGATGTAGATGGCAGTAATAATCCTTCAGAAGATTTAGGTTACTTTGACGGTGATGGCCAGATCAATGGTAACTCGATGCCTGCTGATGTGGCTAATGGATTAGATGAAGTAGATTATACTGTGCCTTGTTGCGAAGAAGAAACTAATGAAGATAATTACGGGGATCGGGATCAAAAAGACGATGAAGAAGATTGGGCACCAGAAGATGCTGAAACTATTGCACCAACTATTGCACCAACTATTGCACCAACGACGCCAGCACCCGGGACACCAACATCTTGGTATTGTTTGCAACACTCGACATGGGTTATAAGTGATTTATGCGACAAAACCTCAGAACCATACGAGGTGGAATATGTTTGCGTTGATAATTTATCGTTACCGGCATTAGATACTTGTATTGATTTAGGTGCCACAAGTGAAATATATGAAACGGTACAAATATTTGATAATGAACTAGATTGTGAGGGTATTTGTGATAGAGAAAGATATTTTTGTGTTAAAAAAATAACATATACAAATGAAGTTGATTGCACTGGAGATACAACTATAGAGTATATTTGTTTTGCTAAGGCATATTTACCAGTAATAACTTATTGTCATGTATCAGATGATGGTATATCAAGTTTCAAATATACTATAGAATCTATACATTATACTTCTGATGAGTGTGAACTTAATTGTAGCGGTGCGCCGCCATCACCACCATTGGGAGAGTGGTTGTGCTTGAAGCATGATGTATTTGATTCAGAAAGTGACTGTAATTATGGGGTTCTTTTTGGGTCACAATTAGAATGTTGGTGGACTGAAGATGTTGATTTGCCTGTTTTAGGTAGTTGTGAAACAGAGGGTGGCCAAGTACACAGATGGACACGAGTTAAAATGTACACAACCGAGGACCTATGTATAGCTGCTTGTGGGGATACAGATAAAATTTATTGTGTGCAAACTGTATATTATACCAGTGATAATTTTGATATTATGGATATTACGGATAGTTCTATGGTTGATTGCTTTAGTGATTCTGAATTCAAGGCTATAGTATTAAATGTTGAATTAACGGTTGGTAGTTCCTATCAAAAATATTATTTACTTGGTGTATATGACAATATGCATGATTGTATGGTTTCATGCTATGTACAATATTATGTATGTCTCAGAGAAGATGTTTGGATTCCAAGTGGTTGTAGTGTAGCCCCTGCAAACTTTGCTGGTAAATCTTGCTGGGCCCTTGGTACTGAGCCAGCACAAGATACATGTATAGATGAAGGTGGTTGGAGTCATAGATATACTTTATTGGGCACCTATCCCAATGAATCTGAATGTGGTGTTATTTGTCTTTATCTTAATTATATGTGTATTAAGGTAACTAATTCAGCCACAACAACTAATTGCTCATCCGATTTAATAGTCACATATGAATGTATGCACACAGACGATGTACCAGAATTGAATTGGTGCACAGATAATGGTAATGGCACAAGTAGCTTGTATGAACCTATTGGGTTTTATTATTCGGAATCAAGCTGTACTGCTGCTTGCCTTGCACCAGTCACACAAGCACCAACGACGCCAGCACCTACACAAGCACCAACGACGCCAGCACCAACGACGCCAGCACCATCTTACAATGATTGTAATGAGTGTAAATCTGTTCATGGTGATGGATTCCCCGATATTTTATATTACAAAATTGAGGGTTGTACTGATGGATGTGCTTGTCTAAATAATACTAATGGTGTACTTGAGTGGACAGCTGAGTGTGACTGGTGGGACCCAATAATCGGTTATGAGTTTGAGATAACTGAGTATTGGTGGTACGCCAATACGTGGAAAACTGGCGGTGAATTTTGTGTTATACAATGGCGAGGTAGCATGGCTTCGCCATATTGCTTAACTGAATTACTTGATCCGGGTACTAGTACAAGTATATATGAATGCGTTACTCGTGATATGTCAATTTGTGTGAATCAACCCGTAAATGGATTTTCCATAGGAACTACTCCCTGGGGGCCTTAAATGCCTAAAGAAAAGAAACAGGAACTTAAAGATTTTGATCATCGGAAACAGCACGAAGAAAAATATGATGATAAAAATCTAAGGTGGAAAACCCAACCAAAAATACCAAAATGTTGGAGAGGTGATCACCAACAATGGCATATGCACAATGGGCACTACCAAAGTCAGTTATACTGCAATTATTGGGAAAAGTATATTAATCCAAGTGGTTTTACATGTAAAATATGTGCTGCACAGATCTGGCCCACTATTGAAAATATGCGTACAAATATACTACCAAAACTGATTGAAGATGGTAAAATAGATCAAGCACAAGAATTATTAATTGGTGCCGTTAAAGTTAAAAGATTGACACAACAGGAAGGATTGACTCTTGCCCAAGAATTTTTCGGAACTGACTAAGGCTATTGAAGAAGCAGCTATTGAAGAAGCAGCTATTGAAGAAGCAGGTAAAGTAATCCCCAAAAAAGTTGGGCAATTCCCTAGACACAAAAATAAGCATAAAGGCAAACGTAACCCAACAATCTTACAATGGCGTGAAGTAGATGGCGTCAAAGTCCGGATACTAGAATCATGCAAATACCGTAGTATTACCATAGATACTATTGATAAAAAATGTTGTGGTGGAACTATTAAGCGGGAAGAATTTTTTACTTGCACCCACTCAGAACCAAAAAAAGTATGTGGCAGCACTTGCCAAATATGCAAACTAGTTACTAATCCGCATACAATAGCATTACCAGCAATACACAGTCACTTGCCAGAAGTGGGCATATTAATTAATACTTATAATGAGGGGCCACGTATTAAGGCAACTTGTGTGAATTTCCATGAACATTTAGAAAAACATAAAATTAGGCATGAAATCATTGTTGGTGATGATGGTACTACTGATGGGTGTTGCCAGAATCTACCAGATTACGTTAAAGTTATTAGGCACGGTGAACCAAAAGGGTGCGGGAAAACAAAATTAGTAACTACGGCAGCCTCAATAGCTAATACTTATTTATGGGTTGATGCCCATCAAGCAGTTTTTACTGGTGAAATAGGCGAAATGGTTGAAGCTGCTATGTCCGAACAAATTATTATTTGCCCAAAGACAGGTAGACTAACGTTTGACATGGAAACTTGGGAACCTAAAAAACTTGAAGAAAAAGCTTTTATACCTAATCCAGTTGGATTATTGTTCCCACCCAATACTTATGTCTATGAAGGTGATGGCGCTGAGTATATAGATACCAACAATGTATTAATAGTCTCAGTTGGTCTATGTATGAGTCGTGCAACATATCAACGAGTTGGTGGTTGGAATAACTATATGGCCTCACACGGGTCACAAGAACGCGGTATGGGTTTAAAGGCATTTATGTCCAATACCCCTATACGTGTGCTAATGAATGTTGAATTTGGGCACGAGTTTTGTGAATATACCAATCCAAGTAGAAACAAAGAGACACGACCATATAAGCGCGCGCACGGTAAAAAAAATTGGAATCTTGGTCATGCTTTTATGGCTGTTTGTACACCAGAAACATTTGAGGATTACTTTAAGCCATTGTTGCAGGCCGATAAAACATTTGCTAATGCTATCCAAGCTAAAACATTAATTGAAGCAGTAAATGATCGTAGGTATTTTGCAAGACACTCTAAATGTATGACAGATCAAGATCTTATTAATTTAATGGAAACATTATTTGCGTACCAAAAAATGATTCCAGATCATAAGCAAAAAATGCTAGAATCAGCAGCCCAAAGAATCATAGCAGCCCAGGCACATGGAAGGTGCCTTGAACTTGGTACTGGTTCTGGTGCCGGTACAAAAGCCTTACTTACTGGTGCTTATAGTGTTGTTAGTATTGA